CAAAGAGCGTGCCAACGTGGCAAGTCAAAGAGCGTGCCAACGTGGCAAGTCAAAGAGCGTGCCAACATTTGGGCACACCGGGGGGGTCCCCCCCTCCCCCCGGAATCTAAGTCCCGGCTATCACGGGCTCCGTGGGCCTGCCGGCCTTATACATTCATGATACGGCTGAGAAAATTGCAGATTTAAAAACCCACAACTATTTATATCACCCGTAGGAGAACCCCAATGAAAATCACCAAAACCAGACTCAAGAAAATCATCCAAGAAGTAACCCTAAAAGAAATCCACCCAACAGTACAAGACCCCCCTCGAACTCATACAGGCTGCATTAGGCAAGCTTGATGAAATCAACCAATTGATTGACGACGTTGGGCAGCCCGGTATCGACCCCACCCTTCACCAAACCCTCAAAGCACACCTCACGACAGCCAGTGACTATCTAGAAGCCGCTAGCGCGCCGCTAATGCCAGAAGTCTAAACTATCTCTACCTAAAAACCCCCCCCTACAACAACAGCATCAACTTCCAAACTTAACGACTTTAAAAGTTACGACTTTACCGTCATGAGAACTATTTATATCATCTGCGGGAGAGTCGTTAATGAAAAAGTTTATGAAAGACTGGCGTAGCTATCTAAACGAAGATAAGCAAAAGCTCGTCATGGAACCACTGGTGCCTGTGAAGACGCCCGATTTTTTGCAAAAACCAAAACTGCCGAGCGTAGGTGACGACCCCAATGCTGCCCGAATAATTCCACGCACGGGAGGCAAGTCATATTATGCACCTGCACCACCCCCAGGAGAGGAACCAAAGTCGAAAACCTCGCGGCCCAAAGAACCAAAATGGTTTGAACCAGATTATAAACTCGACCTTGGTACTGGAACCGGTGAATGGGAATCTTCAGCCATTGACCGGGCTTTCGACAATAAACGTGACGATGAACTTGAAGAACAGGATAGTTTTCCCGACCAAACCGACACTCACCATCATGGTATTGGGGCTCACCCCGACCGTGCCCGCACCGAAAAGAACCCTGCTGGAATCGAGTCGTCACCAGATCCTGGTCCCGGAAAACGAGTTCCAAGTACAATCCCATCAACTACCGCCCATGCATATGGCAAAGGAATTCAAGTGGCGAAAGGAACAGCACCAGAATTGGATCGTCCAGTTGGCAAACCCGCCAAGGGGACCGGAACGATCCCCACAGCAACTGGCATTGCTTCCAAAATGGCAAAAAGCAAAGCGCAGAGTGAAAAAGCATGGGCCCCCCCAAAGAACACCACCGTTGGATATTCAAGCTCTGACGCTTCGTCGGAAGAAGTTTCTATTCCCAAGCCACCAACCTTCGACACAGCGTCGGAAGAAGGCCTCGACGAAAATACCCCTGTTCGGACAAGCAAACGGAGAACAACAATGAAAAACAATCTCAAAGAAGCCATAAAAAATAAAAAAATAAAAAAATCCGAATTGCGTCGAATGATCAAAGAACTTGAAGAACAGGATACCCATGGCGCAGCGCCAGTGGACCTGGGATTGGCGGCGTCCGTAGCTGACGATGAGGGTTATTGGGACGCGAACGATACAGTAACCAGCGCGGAGGACATTGCAAGAAATACTGCTGTCAGGCCTGGGGAGAAAGCCGCGTCCGCGGCAGAGTGGGGTGCCGAGCATATCGCCAAGGACATTGCGCGCGGCAAGGCGCGCGAACGGCGATACGTTGAACTCGACCCGGCCACAGGTGACGCATTCACACCGGGGCCTCCAACCTCAACACAACCCAAAGCACTCGGTCCCGATGATCTCGAAGAACAGGACACGAATCCATGGTACGACCCCTTGGGGGCGGTAAAGCTGGGTACCGATGTCGCCACAGGCGCCTACGATGTGGGCAAGACTTTCACCAAAGACACCGTTGACACCGTTGACAAAGCCGTCACCCTGGGGGTGGGCGCTGCGGCACCCGGCGGCGGTTCGGCGGCCGACCGTGCACACATGGGTGTAAATGTGGCCGCAGATGCCGCCCATGGCGGTATCAGGGCAGTTGACAAGGCCGCGACTGGCGGCGTGAACGTGTTAAAGAAAGCAGGGGGGGACTGGGCCGAACGTGCCTTTGGGCCCGGAGTTACGACGAGTGGTCACCCGGGGAAGCCGAAAGAAACAGTCGTTGACACCAATCTTATTGACCGCCAATCTGACAGACTACATGAAAACACATATGAGGCAAACAAACCAATGAAAAAAATATTTGAAAACTGGAACAAATTCGTGAATGAGGAAGACCTCAAGGAACTGGATGCTCCGCCCTTGGACGTTCGCAATATCGATATCCCCGATGTGGCAGATATTGATGTCCCCGATATGCCCGATATCGATGTCCCTGATCTCGAAGAACAAGGACCAGGGGCACATATTGGCCCCTACGTAAAAACCAAGGATCCTCGACTGGGTCCGCTGCCCGAGCCTGCGGATGAAGCGCCGACCTCACCGGTCGCCTCGCCAGAACCATCTATACCCATCGAGCTTCAATGGGAATATGGAGACCGGAACTACAGTGGTGGCGAGCAAAACTGGCAGCCGGAGCCGTCGTTCACGGCGCCCGGAAGCATAGCGCTCCAGGATCCGCCCAAGTACCCAAGGCCAAAATACGATACCACCGGTGCACTTGTCAAGGGCCAAGACATCCCGCTGAGGCCACCAAAGACGCCGGAAGATGTCATCGACACACCAGTTGACGCGCCGGTCACGTCTGAACCCAAAGTCGCGTCGAAGAGCGGATCCCGGCGGACAGCGCCGCAGACCGCAGCGCTTTCATCGCTAGATCCGCTGCCCCGTCCGGACAAAACAACCACGAAGACCAAAGCGGCAAAACCAACGCCCAAAATGCGGCCTGCGCCTCGGAATTTGCCAGATTCATCTGATACTAAAACAAAAATGAGTTACGCACACAAACGCGACGATGAACTCAAAGAAGACGATACAGCCTCAACCACATCTGGTGTCGATACCGACACGATTAAACCAAAAACGGGGGGCGACTTTGGTGGTCCTCTTGGCCACTCCGGTCTGCAGGCGACGATGGACGCGGGCATTTATTCGAGAACGGCGCACCCGATACCGTCTGCGCCGACGATAGAGCGCCCGGACCCGCGGATCGGCGGCGGAGACAAAACCACATCTGGTAACGCCGCGCTCAAAGAAGCAATCAAAAATAAAAAAATAAAAAAATCTGAATTGCGTCGAATGATCAAAGAACTCTACACCGGCGAAGAACACGAATCACCCAAGGCCGACCCGGATGATTGGCCAAAGGTGGCGGCAATCCATCCAAAGCCGCAAGGCTCGGGACCTTGGATAGACAATGAGCCGCGACCAGAATACGATAACACCGGGACGGCGACATCCCGTCCGTATTCTCGCAAACATGATACGGAGGACGGTGGGCCCGATTACGACCCCGTGGCCGCAGCCGCGCGCACACCTGCAGACGAAGCTGCAGACGAAGCGGACTCGGCAGGCCAAGGGCTCGGGCTCGACACTGAATGGGGGGCGAAGAACATCGCATCCAACGTGGGGGAGTTCAGGAGCGACGCCGAATTTGACGCGCGGGATAAGGGCGTAGATCTCGGCCTCGACATGGGCGGTGGAGTCGGGAGCACCGCGAGGAACATTGGGGATGCTATTGAGGATGCCAACTTCGCTCGGGAGAATGAACTCGACGAAGAAGACAAGATAGAAGGTGAGACAGGCGGCACAAGCAAGCCGAAAAAAAAGTCAGTGTCACCCGGCGAAGAGTCGCCGCGCCGCACGCAGAGTAATGAACAAGGTGTTGACATCCGCGCCCAACTCAAAAAGCATGGTCTTGGCGGTAAGTCGGAAAATCTCCCTGGCTTGCCCCCCTCCCCTCCAATGCCGGGAGAAAAATTTCCACCCAAAAAGCTCAAAGAAGCAACAAAGCCCGGAATGAAACTATTTTTCGAAGGTTGGCGTAAATTTATTAAAGAATAATAAATTCTACCCAACCACCTCAACATTCCCCGTAGTTTCAATCCAACATCTCGCACCACAGCTCAATGGCTTATGCGGCCTATAGACAACACGTGCAACCTCATTACCATCCGCATCTCGTATAATAGCTTCATGCGCGTAGCGATTATCCTTGTAGGTTTTCACGGTTAAACAGGGTTCTGTCCCCCCTGTCTTCGTATTTCGCTTGATAATGTGCTGATTAACGTGTATAATGGTTTTCATACAATGAGTATAACACACAACAACCCAAATAGCAAAAAATATCGCCAATAAAATTTTGCAGGTTTTAACGCCCCAACCTTCTATTTAAGGGGAGGTAAATAATGCAAGAGCAAACCCAAAATACCACCGAAATCAACGAACTAACCTACGAACAATGGCAAGAATTGAGTGATCGGTTGGACCAAATCCAAGCCACCCTCGACAAACTCTTCTTGGTCGAAATTCCCAAGAAGAACAAAAAGGAAGACAAGAAATGAAACTCACCACAAAACACCTTCAACAAATCATCAAAGAAGAAGTAACCGCTGCCTTGAATGAAGCACTCAGTAGGGACGAGCCACTCAGTAAGGACGAGCTGCTGCTTCGCAACGCTATTAAAAAATGGATGACCGCAACGGGCTTTGAGCCCGAAGATCGCGCTGATCTTGAGTATGAGGCCAAAAAGGCCGCCAAGACATCACGACCGAATGAGAGACATTCAGCCTTCCAGAAGATTATGGACATTGGTGGTCCTTGGGGAACGGGCCCTGAACTAGAGTACGCGATCAAGAAGATCTCATATGAGATTATGGGCGGAGAAAAGCCAGAGTATACCCCAGACCCTGAGCCTGAATTCAGCCAAGCGGAGCTTGATAGGTTTGCGAAAGGGGAACAATCCTCCAATCGGCGGAGGGGGAGAAAATATACAAAATGAAAATCAGGAGGAGATACACATGATCAACTTAATTCACAAACTAGGAAAGCTACTAAACGAAGGCGGATGCTGCAATTGCGGATGCGACTGCGGATGCGATGGCAATTGCGATTGTTGTGATTGCTGTGACGGGGTTGCAAGTGAGACTTACACTAACGCAACTAAAAAAGATTATCCAAGAGGAACTAAATGCATATAATTCTGAAAATGGCGGTCTGTTCGAGAATCCAGAGCTTGCCATGGATGAAGACGCACTGAAAACAATTTCAGGCATCATCAAAGTGTCAGAATACCGAGCAAGAGGTGACTTATATGAAACTCCTACTTGAAAATTGGAACCGCTTCTTAAACGAACAACAAGAAAACCCCGTTGCAGCGCGCATGTTCGCCATCGATAGCAAGTTGCCGGGTGAAGGGCATGCAGGTCAGAATTGGAATCACAACCTCGCAGACGCGTTCAATATGATGTCTCTCCTTGAAAGTGAGCCCGAGGATCTCGCCAGGGTGCTTGCCAATTATGATGCCGACTACTGGATCAAAAGCGACAAAGCCACCAAATCTCTAGCTATGGTTGAAGAGATCGACCCAGAACTTGCTCAAGACATTGTGAAAGAGGCGCTGAAGTGGAAAAAAATCAAGGAGAAAATCACAACATGAAAATCACAAAAACAAACCTACAACAACTAATCCGAGAAGAACTCGCGAAACTCAAGGAAGTTGAAAGAGATCTTCCTGATCTTGAAGACTTAGACGAAAGACTTGAAACGCTCATAAATAATTTGGACCGTGCACGCATTGCTAGAAATTATACACAACTTAGAGAGCTTTTAGCGCAGGCAACCGCGTTTGATATGGAAATTGCCAACATCCAAACCCTAATCACAACATAAGAAAAGCAATGTCAAAAACAATAACCGGAAACTATGAGGAATTAATAAATCATGCGCGCGAACTCCTTCAAACAATGGACGAAAAAGACGCAATGGACACTCTTAAGGCTCGGGGCATTGAGCCTGAGTTCGCTTTCCTGGTGGTTAAGGCAGCTAAGATCTTGTGCGAACCTTATGTGTACGAAGAAGCAAAAGGACGAATAATCTATTACGGGGATTTTTGATCTCCCACAGCCTCTATTTCACTTCCGTAAAAGGACCACACCGCGCCATCTATCAGTAATACGTGGTAAACCCACTCATCTTCCGGGAGGCTTGAGGGTAGTTTTTCCTCTCTAATCACAATTCCAAGCGGGTCTTCATCTTCGTCGTCCCGGCCTGAGTAAAAATAAAGTCCAAAAGACTTATTTATTATCTTTACTAGATCTCCTATCTTTATTTTTCTCGGCGATTTCAATTGCCAACTCTAACTCCTCTTCTAAGAATTCTACAAAACTGCCCCAAACCCACACTCGATACCAGATCATATCTAAAACTATGGAATCGTGTTTTCGAATATCTACAACAATACCTAGATTGGGAGGTCGGCTATCCTCATAAGAAGAGTTAATTTGTACCAAATCTCCTATTTTGAACATTGTGTTGTTTCGTTTATGATTTCTAGTTGGTTGAGGGGAGACCAATAAGTACCTTTCCCTATCCAATCTACCCAAGCACCTTCGGCGCCACCCATTATTTCTATTCCAACGATCAGGCCAATACCAAATTTCCACGAACCCCAAGAATCTTTTGGGTTGGGGAGTTTATTTTTTACTAGATCCCCTACTTTCATTTATAATTCTTATTGGATAGGTGTAAAGATAAAACCGTATGACACCTTTTTCAAAGATTGTCCAATATTCAAAAAGGTCAGTTTGGAGATTGTTGATTTTGTCCCACTTGCCCAAGTATATTCCTCGGTGATGTATCTTTAAACAGATTTCGTCATCGTACTCTTCACAGTTGCAAAGACGCACGAAGTCACCTATCTGGACTTTATCTTTATCGTCTGGTCTGTCGGGAAGCACTACTCATCCTCATTATAAAGATAAGTAGGATTGGAAAAAAATCGTCTCGCTTCGCTAGAATAGGGGGGTGGCAGGCACCCCAACCTGCCGTGCGACTTTGATGCCGCCCACCCGCGCGTGAAAGAGGCAGGATTTTGTTCCTGCAAGTGACCAAGTATTCCTGGTTGTCTTATTACTTGGTCCGGGTCGTATATGCATGTCACCAGTTGAACCCTGCGTCTGTTTCCGCCACTCTTTCTACCTGCGGGGTAACTTCATTGTGCTTTAATTATAAGTCATAAAAAAAATTTGTAAAAGGTTTATTCATCTTTTTCTGTTGAATTCTTGAATCTTCTCCGATATTCGTCGCAGATATTCTCTAATCTATCACTAATGGCCGGAAGGCTGAGATCTATCCGGCCACAAGTATCATATAAAAAATTTTCTAAAAAGGTCAATCTCTCAATAAGTTCCTCTTTACTTATTTCGCTTAATGAATGCATAATATTTTTTTGTGTCCTCGATGAAAGGTGTCCAGTCATCGTTGGACCAAAGATCCATATCCAAGGTATAAGTGTTGTCTTCTTTGAATGTGGAAAATTTGATGGCTCGTTTGTCGGATCCTGGATGATATAGCGCAATGATCATCTTGTTCTTGGACTTGGTTTCTTCGTAAATTTCGTACCATCTCTCGGTGAGCGTTCCTTTCTTTTCCACCTCCGCCTTCTTGATGTTAAAATGTTCCACCAGATAATCAACTGCTGCCTCAAGTCGCTTCCTCCTCTGTAGTTTGGACTCTTCTGCTTTTTTCTGCGCTTCTGTTTTTCTTCCTACTTTAGCCATAATGTTGATACTATAGCACCTCTGAGGGTGGAATGCAAGTTTTTTGTTTTTCTTAAAGCTTATACATCTCGACGGGGACGTGATACTATATCACAGTGAACATCAAATATGTAGTATTTTCTTGTCTGCTGACCATCGCGGGCCATATCTTTCTGTGGTTCCAGGCAAATTCACAGTTTGTCTGGGGTTGGTGGAGGGACCACCAGATTGCATCAGTTTTAATTTTTTCAATGCCTGCGGCCTTTTGTTTCTTTTACGGCTGGACCTTCGCCGTTCAGGAGTTTAATTCTGTGTGGTCTGCAAGGCTGATTGGCTTTGCTTTGAGTTTCACAATTTTCCCTGCTTTAACTTGGTATATGTTGGGGGAAAGTATGTTCCGACCGAAGGTGCTCATTTGTATTGCGCTGGCTGTCGGGATCCTTCTGGTTCAACTCTTTTACCCAGAGAGTTAATCAATCACAAATCTATTTATAATATCCATAAGAGAGGAAGCATATGGCGTTTTTTACGGTTAAGGAATTAAAGAAAAAATTTATGAAATTCGTGGATAGCGAAGAATTCCCAGACACACTAATTGATTGGCACGAGTATGACGGCCAAACGAGACAGGTCTTCGTATGGATTGAAGGAGAGTGGAATAAGGAGATAAAAGCTAAAATAGAGAACTATTTAAAGACGTTCCATCGCAAGCTATTGCTTAGCCGAATGATCAGAGTTATAGAAGAGGAAAATGACGATGAAGATTATATTTGAAAATTGGAATAACTTTATAAATGAAGGGGTGGCTGGGCCCTTTCATGTAATTAAGCGTGATAAAAAGATCAAGGGCAAAAATCACTATGTCATTATACATACACCCAGCGATGCGTATGTTCCCTCTCAGCTATATCAAATGGGCAGGAAGAATGTCCAAGGTTTAACAGATGAATTAAACGCATATAACTCTGAAAATGGCGGTCTGTTTGAAAGCCCAGAGCTTGCCACGGATGAAGATGCGTTGAAAACAATTTCAGGCATCATCAAAATGTCAGAATATCGAGCAAGGGGCAACTTGTATGAAACGACTATTTGAAAATTGGCGGAAGCATTTAAACGAAGAACTCTTAGTCGAAGTATCTTTTGAAGACGCTCGCGAAAACCTGTGGAAGGCTGCGAAAAAAATCGTCTCAGGATATCATTATGATAAGTGGGGGAAGCCACCAGAAGGCAGTTTTTCCCACATGAGTACATCCGCATGGCTTGCGGAACCGGACAAGTACGATCCAAAGTGGCTTAGAGCAGCACAAGACTATGAACAGTTAATGATACAAACAGTCCCGCGTGATCTTGAAGATAACCAACGGGGGTCTGCTCTTCTTTGGCTTATTCGCCTAACAAGAAAAGACCCAGAGTTTAGAGGAGACGTGGTTGGATACGGGTCGCGGCAATCACACCTCAGCCACCTCCTTGAACTATTCTTTCAAAATCAAAGATTTATGGAAGAACCAGATATAAATAAAATAAAGTCTCGTCAAGAACTAGAAACGGTTGTCGGCGAAGCCGGTCCCGCAATCAAGGCCGATCAAGAAAAACGAGCATATGCAGATGCTGACGCGGGAACTGAAATATTAAGAGATGACGCCATGTGGAAGGTCGCGATAATCAGCAACAAGGGTGCTGCCTGCGAGCTTGGAAAAGGCACCGACTGGTGCACTGCTGCTCCGGGTTTGGATTACTTCGCGCAATATTATAGTCCTAATGATCCCCTCTTTTTTCTTGAAGACAGAGAAACTGGTCAGAGATTTCAGTTTCATTATGGCTCTCGTCAATTTATGGATCACAACGATTATCCTGTTGATGAAGAGCCGTCAGAGCTGTTCAGGCTACACGCTGTGCTTGTTGATGCTCTTGGAGAAAAGATTGAACAATATCCAAGAGTGTTAAAACAATCCGAGACGTGGAAAACGGAAATATTATTATCTGACCGCAATTCCCCACCAGAAGAACTTAAAAACTTTGTTGATAAAATTTTAGCTTCAGCTTCAGGCCCAGGCGCTTTAGGTGGCGAGGGTGGTAGATATGGTTATATGATCGACGCAGCTAAACACCCCAATACGCCACCAGAAACTTTAACTAAAATAATAGATTTTGATCTTCAGAGCCGCCAAACCCCAGCCCTGCGGTATGGACTGACCATCAATGCTGCTCGAAATCCCAATACGCCAGTAGATACATTGGATTATTTAGCTAATGCGAACATTGAAGGGACCGACGGGATTAGTATTAGGCTTGCAGTGGCCACAAACCCTTCCACTTCTAGCGAAACACTGCAGGGGTTGGCCCGAATGACGGATCGTGCTGCCAATGCAGCCAGGAAGCGCGTTAATTTGGAAGAAAGGAAAACTTTTAAAATTAAGGTTTTGAAATAATGAATGAGATTCAAACGGAGGACAAGGGAATGAAGATCACGAGAGAAAGACTTATTAAGATCATCAAAGAAGAGTTACAAGATCAGGGAGGAACACCCGAAGAACAACCAGGGGTGGAACCAGAAGAGAAAAAGAAATCGGATGTAGCGAGGGTTTTAAGTTATATCTCCGCCATTGATAACAGACAAGAATATGAGCAATTGGTTGCGGCGATCATTAAACACGGAGGTGCCCTCCCGGGCGCAAAAATTGTTTTAACAAAAGTTTATCAACAATTGCCAAAATTTATTAAGACTTTAAAATAATGAAACTGATAATGGAAAATTGGCGTAAATATCTTCAAGAGGGCGGCAACATCTTTGCTGGGACCGACGACATCCCCAGAGAATTTATTGAGCCAACCTTAAATAAATATTATGAAGAGCTTGGTCGCCTGTTCCCACAACACGCTGGGGTGTTTGATTCTTTTGAACCGGTTGGCTCCGTTGGTAAGAAGGACGTATCGGGAGATATTGATCTCGCCCTCGATCTTAAAGTTATGTTTGGAGATGGAGAGATCAATGCGGATGAGCTTGAAAGTTGGAACGTTGATGCTGATGTGTGGCGTGAAACCTTTCTTAAATATAAAAAGCGTGCGCGTACAGCAACAGATGCTCAACTTGGATGGCGTGCCTTTCTTACAGAGATCGCAAACCACATCAATGCCAACTCTAACTTGATTGAAGCTGATCTAAAAAAGATCAGACCTGGGAACCTCTTCACAAGCTTCCCCCAGTTTAATGAAGCGGGAGAACAACAAGAGATTGGAATCCAGATTGACTGGATGGTTGGAAACTTGGAGTGGTTAACTTTTTCTTATTTTTCTGATGTCGTCCCAAAAGATGAGGAATACATCAAAGGTCTCCACCGGACTCAATTATTGCTGTCGCTGTTTTTGGTCAAAGACCACAGCTTCAGTCACACTGCCGGCGTGACCGATAAAGCAACCGGTGAGATTGTTGCCTCAACACCGAAAGAAGCCCGCAAGCTTTTGGGGGGCCTGTACAGCGTGAAGGTAAACCCCTCTAATTTAAAGAACTTTTCGTCAATTTACAATTGGATGACCAACAATCTTTCCGAGGAAGATAAAAACAGAGCCATCGATGCTTATTTAAAAATTCTCAATTTCACCAAGAGCACCAAAGTAGAAGACGAAGAAACAGGAGAGATGGTCCATTGCGGATATATCCCCAGAGTCCTTGAAGATTATTGGATCGAGAATAAAGAAAGACTTAATCTCACGGGGCAATATATTTGCCGACAAACCAATCCCAAGATCGCAGACGCATCGAACATCGTGGAAGAAGAACGGAGCGGTGAAACGGTAGAAAATCAAGCACTAACCCTTGATGAAAATGAAAATGAGACAGTATCCGAGACCATTCGAAAGGTGGGCTCAAAGTGGTGTCTTTATTCTAAATCGAAGACCAACGGAAAGAGAAAAAAGCTTGGCTGTTATTCCTCAAAAAAGGGTGCACAAGATCGAGAAAAACAAGTACAATATTTCAAGCATGCCAAGTGAAGAATATAAAATTTCTATCGAAGGGGTTGAAGCTGCCTTTCAAATGTATGTGGAATCCTTTGTCGGACAAGTTGTTGCGATGGGATATTCTGAAGATGAAATCGTTGCGGTTGATTTTGAAGAAGAGGATATGATCTTTTACATGTCCGATGGTAAAATAGTTAAAGTAACAAAGACACTATTTATAATGAACGATAAAATAGTCGAAGCTTAGGGAAAAAAATGACTGAAGAAAATGATAATAACGAAGTTGAGAAACCTCCGATTGGAATAGCGCCACCCGTTGCAGAAGATGTTTTTGCTGAATTTCAGGAAGAGGAAGATGAATACGATTCAGCCAATGACGATTTTGATTTTGTAGAACACTATGATGTCGAAGCAGATGTGGCTCATGAGGAGCAGCTGCCCGACAACACGGCTATCTCTGCTTTAAATTGTGCTTTTATTGGGTTTGGTGGAGGCGGAGGTAAGCTTGCAAAGGCTTTTCTTGATCTCGGGTTCAACAAAACACTTTTGATTAACACGACCCTGAAGGATCAACCCGAAGGCGTCGATCCTAAACATATTATTCTAATTCCCGATGCTGACGGGGTTGCAAAGAATATTTCTTTTGGTAAGAGCGTGCTCCAAAGCAACAGTGCCGTGGTCGAAGATGCTCTCCGAACGAAGCTTGGAAAGGTGGATTGGATTTTTGTTCTTGCTGGTGGTGGGGGTGGAACTGGCTCTTCCTGTCCCGTTCTCCACAATGTTTTTCACCGCTATTTACAATCTGTTCAAGGCGAAGGAGATGTTGTATATATTGTTACTTGGCCCTCAGCTCAAGAAAGCTTGAACTCAACAATTAATAAAAATGCTTTATCTCTCGTTAATGATATTATTAAATATCCACACATTATTCTCGACAACGAAAGACAAATGCAGTTCCTTCGCGGGAAGGTTGGTGTGCTTGATCTTCTCCCGACCGCCAACAGAGCTTTCGCAAAGTTATTTCATCAAATTTTAAAGCTTGCTAGTGAACAGTCTCCAATCCAGTCCTTTGACTCGAAGGATCTTGAAAGGTGTTTGCGAACTCCGAAAAGAACTTTTATTGGCTCCACAGTTATTCCTAATCCAAGAGTTGGAAACCTTGGAGCAACAATATTTCAAAACTGTTTGAAGAAGTCCCCTTGTTCAAAACCTTCCGGCAAGCCAAAAACTGGGACAATGCTCTTCGTAATTTCACCTGAAATGGCGAACGACCCAGAAGTAAGCAAACACCTTGATGCTGCCATCTCTTATGTGGGGGGCCGCACGGAAACTCTTTTCTCTGGTATCTATATACGAAAGAATGTTCCTGGTCTCATCGCAATCCTCTCTATGAGTGGTCTTAACTAAAAAGTTGATCTATTTAACACTAGGATGGTAGAAAAAATCTTCAGGGCCGGAGATCATGTTCGTTTAAAGAAGTGTGTCGCCGAGGAGGGGGTTATCTTGATGCCGTCTGATATTCCTAATAAAAAAAATTGGTATTATGTAATCTTTTGTATGGGCACCACGTATGAGGCAAAACCGTGGGTTCAGATGGTTCACGCAGATGAACTTTCTCTCATCGAAAGCGAAATCCACAAGCCCAAAGAACCCGGCAGATTTAAAAAATAAAATTCATTATCGCTGAACTATTTATGATATCGCGAATAAGTGGTTGAAGCTAAAAAATGAAAATTCAAAAACTCCCCAAGACTAAACTTTTAAAAATTATTGAAGAAGAGTTGAGTGGGCTGCTCAGAGAGGCCGGCGAACAAGAGGTCGAAGAAATCGCAGCAAGATTGATGAGGGGTGATCCCTCACTATCGAAGGAGGAAGCTCTTTCCCTTGCAACGTCGGCTGCGTTTCGACGAGGGCAGCAAGGGACTATGGACTATAGTCAGAAAACCGGAGAGCCGGATGAAGAAACACCTTATTTAAATTTAATTCATCCACGCCTCGAAGAGGGGCCGGTAGACGCAACCACTCCAGAGGGCGCGCCAGCCATTCCCAGGGGGAGGGCCCCCACAGAAAAGCAATCCGGAATAGAAAGAAGCACAGCGGCTATATTAAATGATGTTTTATCCAGGGTGGAGGAGCTTGAAAAAAGCAATGAAACCCTTAGAGAAATATTAGCCGGTATTTTGAGAAAAATGGGGGCCAAGATATAAAATGATGACCAGAGAAACATTAGAAGAGATGGTGAGAAAGCAGCTGAAAGAGAATGCCCGAGAGATTCTCGATATTCATTATAAGGCACAGGAATTTCTTACCGATGAAGAATTTGATCGATTTAGTGATCTCCGAACAGCGAAGAAGGCGGGCGAAAGACTGAGTCGGGAACAGAGGAATGAACTTCAATCACTCTTGAGAGCCGTAGCTACGAGAGAAAGGCAAAGTTTTGCCGGGACTGAGTTGGATCCCGCACAAGCAGGCGAAAAAGCCTTAGCAGCGAAAGGCAAACTGATGCCCCCAGCATTAAAGGCACTTGGCAAGCGCGTTCCTGACGAACATGATGAAGTTGACCCCTATGCAAGGACGCAGTCGGCGCATTCTCTAGGGGGAACTACTGCGGTTGTTCCGAGACTAAAAAAAGAAAATAAAATTATCACCCAATCTTATCTCCGACAACTCATCAAAGAAGAATTAGAGGTGATCCTCACCGACGATGAGGTGAAAGAAATGTTCGGTATCGATATAACAGAGAAGAAAGAAGGTTTGACAAAAATAAAAATCTAATGTATGGAGAATATCAGAGTCGGCGCTTTGATCGTTCAGAGAGAGGGGGTCTTCTTTGAAAAAGCCGATATCGGTATCGTCACAAAAATTAAAAACCGAGAAGAAGCAGATCGTTACATAGAAATTTATTGGTTTAGACAAGAACTGTTCGTTAGTTATCTACATTTTGAGCTTGGGTGGTTTTGCGGGGAAGATGAAACTGCATTGTGGAAGATAATTCCGTGATAAAAAAAGTGAAGCATAGTTATTATGATGGATAAGAAAAGAGAGGCCGTAAATAGTCATTTAGATTTTCTCGATATTGACGCAGACGACGATTATCTTGATCCAAAAAAATTCAAAACCTATAATGAATTCGTTGCGGCCAACATAAAAAGTTTTCCAGAACATTTAATAATTTTACTGCCATACGAGGGGGGAGAAAATGCTCTTCATGTTCTTCAGGTCGTATGGATGAGGGATTTTTGGAAGGGACAAAAAAATCTTACTGTTTAAGGAGTGATTATGGGTTCAAGATACTATTTATTTGCAGGGAAACACGGCATATAATCAAAAACAATTTATTGATTTAACCGATTTCCCAGTTTAGATACTATTTAAGTTTAGAATTTAAGATTCACAAGGAGATTTAATAAAAGATGGCACAACAAGTAAACATTGCGGGAATTGGAGTCTCACAGAGACACCAGCAGGCAGTAAATGCCGATTTAGTTCTTGATCGGTTTGATACAGGGAAACTTTTAATTGTTAGCGGAACTTCAGCGTTGACTTGTTCTTTGCCGTCTGCTTCTGCTGTAGAAACTGGTTTCTTCTGTACAGTCTTGTTGGCATCTGACCACTCTCACTCGGTAGAAAGGGTTGACCAAGTAACCGATACAGTCGCAGGGCAGGCTGGGGTTAGTGCCGGCATGGTGCCGGCAGAGCAGCCGCTGGCTGTTGGTATCCACAGCGGAGTGCAGGCGAATTCAGGCGCCAGCAACCGGACGACCAGCGTGGGCGCAAAATTAGAAATCTTCTGTGATGGTGTCACTTGGTATCTTGATGGTCCTGGAGGTGGTGACTGGAATCCACTCACCTAAAGTTAGTACTTAACAAAAAAGCACCCTTCGGGGTGCTTTTTTTTGTTTAAAGGTCAACGTCAATACGTTATACTGACCCTACAACAAGGTACTGCTGTGAAAAGAACACTATTTTTATTTTTTTTGGTAATTTCTGGGTGTTTAGTCGTTCCCCAAGACCAAGATGACGTATGTTACGAAATTAAAGGTAAATATCCAATAGATTGTTGGGTGAATCGATATTACGAAGAGTGTTGTGAGTGGAAAGCGTCGAGACATTGCGTGGAAGTCTGGTGTTCAGACCTAGATCGTCACGGATACAATGAATGTCGATGGAATTTCGAAGAAAGTTACTGTTTCTAACTAATAAACCATTTTATAGGAGGATTTATGATTGCGGACGTTATTGTTGACTTGCAATACGGAGATTGTGGTAAGGGAAAGATCACCCATTACCTTTGTAGCACAGGAAAGTACACTCATGTCGTTAGATATAACGGTGGGGGCAACGCAGGACACACAATTTACCATAATGGAAAGAAATTTGTCACTCATCACATCCCTGCGGGTGTTTTTTTCGGAATTAAGTCAATTATTGGGCCCGGATGCGTCGTAAATCCCCAAAAGTTCTTCGAAGAGATCAAAGAATTGGAGTCAGAGGGCCTTCAAGTCCGTAATTTAGTAAAAATCGCGAAAAATACACACATTATCACACCCGAACACCTCAATTTTGATGAAGCAGACACCAAAATAGGCACCACGAAGCGTGGAAATGGGCCTGCATACAGCGATAAGTACGCCAGAACAGGTGTTCGAGCCGAATCAGTACCCGAATTACAGCCTTTTTTGGTCGATTTCCTCGAAGAAATGCACCAGGAAGACACAATTGCCCTATTTGAGGGGGCTCAAGGCTTCGGTTTGGACATAGATTGGGGCGATTACCCCTATGTTACGTCCTCTCACTGCACTGTTGCAGGTGCTTTACTCAATGGAATACCCCCAAAAGCCGTCAGAAACGTGTGGGGAGTGGCAAAAGCCTACGAAACTTACGTTGGAACGAAGGATTTTCAGGGAAATGACCCTATTTTCGAGAAAATATGCGAAATTGGGCAAGAATATGGGGCTACAACGGGCAGAAAGCGCCAAATTAACTGGTTTAACTGGGATTTGGTCGAAAAAGCCATTAAAATCAATGGTGTAACCCACCTAGTGGTCAATAAAATGGATGTTTTGCGTGAAATCGACGTTTGGAAGGCCTTTTTTGGCGAAAATTTGCTAAATTTCAGCTCCGAAGGTCATTTTCAGGGTTTCATTCATCAAAATCTCTCCAAAACCGGAATTTCTATCTATTTTTCCGGCGATAAAGCCAAGATTTAAGCTATTTAGTGGGTAAAAAGGGGCCTATATACCCCCCAAAAGAGGCTCTGAGGACCCAAAATGACCCATATTAAGCGCTCAAAACTAGATAAAATAGTCCAGGAGGAGGTAAAAAAGGCCCTTTTAGAGGAGGGGCTGTCCAGTAAATCCACTCTAGGTAAGGAAATAGAAAAGGTTAAAAGGGAACCACACGCTTTAAACGTCGGTGGACGGGTAAAAAAAGAGCCAGGAAAGGTCTTTTCTTCGGAATTGATCAATAATCGACTAAAGGCAGCGGGATTTGACCTCCAAAGTGGCTACACAAAGAAGGTTAAAGAGATAATTCACCAATTTTTCTTGGATTATCTTAAAAATAAGAAGATTCCACCCGGTCAAATTGAGATATCAGCACTAAGAGAGTATAAATTCGAAGAAGAAGGGCGGCGATCTCTGCTACAAAGCCTAGCCGCAGTACCTCGAATAGACGGGGATAAGGCCCCCGCAAGCGTTTTGAGGGCCCTGGTTAAAGATGTTGAGCAACAATTGAACGCAAATGCGGCCATTTTCGACAAACATGAGCAACCTGGAGAAGAAAACAAGCCAGAACCAGAAGAAGAAGCCGACGAATACGACTTTACGCTCGGTTCTGAAGATATAAAAGCGGAACCAGAAGAAAAAGAACCAGATATTGATACTGATGGGCGCGCAGAGCCGGTGGAAACGCCAGATGATGCTCGAAAAGAGGCTGCTCTTCAACGTTATAGTTTGAAACAAGCCCTTGATCTGCTCGATTCAGATATATTTGACGTAAAAGAGTATATTAGAAAGCTTATCGCATATAAAAGCAGCAGCGTGCGTGGAATAGATGGGTTTGTTGATGGGGCAATCGAGGCGGACGTGGGGCGCTTCGGGGTGACCGCAAAGGAAAAGGGGCGGGCCAAAGAAGCCCTTTTAAAAATAAATAAGGAGTTTAAAGAAAAAGGGCTTAAGCCACTATCAGATGCTTTCGATAATGCAATTGAAGTTCTAAAAAGCTTTTATATAAAGGGTGGTCGCGCGGACCAACTTAAAGAATCTCTTGATTATTCTCAATTGACCAAGGATGGAGAAGAAATTCTTTTAATTTGTCTCTCTCCGTATCTTAATAATCAACCCCAAACACTAAGCGAGAGTTATAGAAGAAGAAGTCACCTAATTGGTGATAAACTAATGAAAAAATGGAATTTGAACTCTTAAATAAATCTGGCAGGGATCTGTCGGACGTTGAAGGGTTTGTTAACAGGTTTTATCCCTACGCCCAAGAAAGACTTGGTATAAATCAGCCCGTTACCATTGTTCTCAGGTCTGATAGCTCAAATGCTCAACAAATTCTCGGGAAAACCGGGTATTATGACCCAGACAACAACGAAGTGGTCGTTTATATTGATGATCGGCACCCAAAAGATATTTTAAGGTCAATTTCTCATGAACTTATCCACCATGCGCAGAACTGTAGAGGTGAATTCGATGATTCGCGAGAAGTTGACCAAGGATATGCTCAAGATGACGAACACATGAGAAAAATGGAAATTGAAGCCTATTTACTGAGCAACGGAGACGACCTTATGATCTTTCGAGATTTTGAGGATAAAATTAAAAAGGAGAACAACATAATGAGCGAACAAGTAAAAAAAGATCTTCAAAAAAAGATTCAAGAAATCCTCGAAGACAAAGAAGAAAAAGTTCTTACAGAAGAGGTTATAATTAACGCTGAGGAGAAGATTTCAGATAGAGAATGGTATAAGAATTCACTTTATGACTCACTTGTAAAAAAGTGGACAAAATAGGAGATTAATATAATGGCTAGTTCAAGAATGAGAAAGATTCGGCAGCGGCTAAGACTAGAAAGGGCAGGTCGATTGGACCCCGCCCCCAAAGAAGAGAAAGAAGAAACCCTGCTTGAGAAAGTTGAAGATGTCGTCGAGGATGTTGTCGAAGAAGTTGTAGAGCTTGTCGAGGATGTTGTAGATGTTGTCGAAGATGTCGTCGAAGAAGTTGTAGAGGTTGTGACACCTCGTAAAAAGCGCAAATCTTCAAAAAAGTCTAAAAAGACTGACGACGAATAGATCAGGAAATCTAAAAAATGGCAAAGGGCAACAACGTGTATTTTATGAGCGCTGTTGGCTTTAAACCACCCCACAAAGGTCACGTCCATATGATCAAGGCTGCGGTTGGAGAAGCCGCCGCTAAGGGCTCAAGTTATAAGATATTTATTGGCCAAAGCGAAAGGGGTGGTATTACCCTCGACCAAAGCCTTGAAATGCTTAATATCTTCCTAAATGATGCGGGTATCCTCTCTGGAAATGGAAATGGGAGGGTGGACGTGATTCCCGTGAAGGGAAACACTGATATTCCCTACACAGACAATAAAAGAAACAGAGATTTAGGAAGGGCAGGCCGACTTAGACCATTAAACCCTATGGATGCGATGGTACAAATAGCCCTAGACCGAGAAGCGGTGCCTGAAGGCAGTATTATTGTCAACCCAACGAGCAAAAAAGATGAAACACGTCCAGATGTTTTCAAAAGTCGAATAGCAAAACAGAGACCAGATATTACAGTAGTGGGCTTGGAGACTGAAGTAACGCCGGTTACAGGTGCTGGGGTAGAATTAAGTGCCACTGGGATGAGGGCCGCGATAAATAATAATAATTTTGAGGAATTTAAAGAATATATACCGGAAAGTTCCTTAAATAAGGCCGGATATATCTGGGAGAAGATCTTAGGGAGGGAGTTACCTGTGAATAATATTGATAACGAACAATTAAATGAAATGATTCTTGAAAGTCTTAAAAACTCTATTCAAGGATTATTGAGTGAAGACGAATCAGACGATGAAAAAGAGGAAGAGGGCGATGAAACTATGGAAGAAGTTTCTTCGATGGCAGGTGGAAATGTAGCGGGTGGTGGTGTAGACACAAAAAGAGATGAACAAGATACGATTATTCGTGAAGTTTATGACTATTTAATGAACACTAATGTTATAAGGGTTGATTAAAATGCAAATCGATAGACACGAACTGGCAAAAGAGATTTTTCTTAGAGAACATATTCAAAAAGTTCTAAAAAGCCTGACAAACAGCTGGCAATCGGAAACGAAATCTGTTATAGTAGAACACAACAGACAAGAGAAGTCATTAAGGCGTGTTGTGCGATCTCTTATTCCAAAAATTCTTTTCGAAGACTCCACAGAAACGAAGCAAGATGTTGCCATCTCCTTGGTAAGGGATACGCTTCTTGCCGTCGTTAAGATTATCAAAGCAGATCAATCTAAATTCAAAGACCCAGAAGTTCAGGATGGTTTTATTAAATATTGTATGCTCGCTTTGCAGAACGACTTCGAAGAAGACCACGGGGAAGAGGGCGAAGAGAATATTGAAGGGGCGCAAGAAATTGTTTTACAAGAATTTCTCGATGATGGTGATGATAGATTAGATATTAAGATTAAGCCCTCTGATCATGCAATGTTTATTGATGACAAAGAAGAAGAAGAGGGTGAAGTTGAGATTGAAGAAGAAGATCCGAAAGAAACAAGAGAAGAAGAATTGTTCTTAACCCTTTCCGATGCAGAAAAAGTTGGTTTTAGATATGCCAAAGAAACAACTTGGCCCAAAGTAACTAAACAAATTAAAAGAATTCATAAGATGGCTTTACCTGATCCCGAAATTGCAGCAATTTATGAAGAATGGTTAACAAAGAATATTGAACTTCATGGTGAAAATACTAAAGAAGAATCTACTTTTGAGAGTAATAGTGAAGAAGTAGAAGAAGAAGAGTTTAGTTTCTAACTAGGTTTTTGATTTTATCATGTTTTTTTTAAAAAGTCAAGAGTAAAAGTTGAAGAAATCAGTAGATCACCCCAAGCACTATAATCATGGAAATATTGAAGCAATCGATGTTATTGAAGATTGGAGCCTTGACTTTCATCTAGGTAATACTGTAAAATATATTTGTAGAGCCGGTAAAAAGAATTTCTCTACAGATGTTGAAGATCTAGAAAAAGCACTCTGGTATCTAGAAAGAAAAGTTAAATTACTTAAACAAACTTGATATAATTTATTATGGCATGGACAAGAAAACTTTACAGGAAAGTGCCAAGAAGACACGATGGTGCTTTAAAAGAGTATTCAATTTCCAATAAACTAAAAAAAGAAAAGAAGATAACTGATGAATTTGAGATAATGTTATCCAGTTTAACCTTGGAAGAGATTATTGCACTTAGACTTGAGTTAGCTTCTAGGTCTGTGGGTTATATGATGTATGGTCTTCCGTTGTGGGGAGCCCTAACCAATATCACGAGAGATGCAGTATTAAAATATGTTATCTCAGCCTCAAGATCTAGGACTGAAGCTGCCAGGGTTCTTGGCATTGATCGTATAAAATTACACAAACTTTATAAGAAATTCGATCTTTACAGTTACTTTGAAGAAAGGTGATGTATATTCGAGCAGGTCCGTAAAATTAAATTTATAATTTTCTAAAATAGCGACTCATTGTCTATAACGAGCGCAGAAATAGGGGGTGATGCACACTTTCATTGAAGATAGGCTGGCTAGATCGCTCGCGAGGAGTAGCGATCACCCTTTGGGGATGAAATGGTATCGACTGGTTGTGGAGGGTATTCTTGCAAGGAAGTTTGAACAGACTTTAAAAAGTTCAAAAATATTAATTGACGAAGATTACTTCGAATACGCAATGGCAGCTTAGTTATTGCCGGGGCTTGCAGTGGCCTTGCTAACCAACACTGTATTGATGTTGATTTTTAATTGATTGTGCTTGTTGGAGCCTAAAACCAACTAACCTTGTGAATGAAAGAATAGTTGAAGCAGAGCAGGACGTGGGTTCGACTCCCACCATCTCCATTATGAAAAATAAGAATCAAAACTGGGAAAAGAATAGACATCTATTAAGATCAATCCCAAATCCCACGCGTGATGCTTATGAAATAAAAATGAAAATCCCTGAATTAACATTCGAGGGAGTGAGAGAACAACCTGATTTCGCTCAATTATATCTCACCTTTTATCCATCCGATAAGGTCATTGAACTTAAATCGCTTAAGGAATATTTCTTTGCATTTCGCAATCAAATTTTTTCATATGAAAGAATCATTAATGTTATTTATGATGACTTGATAAAGGTTTATGACCCGGCAAGGTTAAGGATTGTGATAGTCTGTAATCCAAGAGGCGGCATTTCTTCTAAATTGACGATTGATTCTGATTGGAGCATTCGCGGAGGACAAGATTCTTTTAACGATTGGGTTGGACAGCCAGAAGAGTGGTAAGCTCCAGGAGGAAAAATATGATAAAAGCAGAATATATTTGGCTTGACGGCACTGAACCAACAGCACAAGTTAGGTCAAAAACAAAAGTAATTGAAGAATCAGAAAATCTTCCAGTTTGGGGATTTGATGGATCATCCACAAATCAAGCAGAAGGGCATTCTTCTGATTGTGTATTAAACCCTGTGTTTTCTTGCCCAGATCCTATTCGCAAGGGAGATAATATTTTAGTTCTCTGCGAAGTTCTGAATGTGGACGGATCACCACATAGATCAAATACGAGAGCGGGATGCGCAAGCAGTCAAAAAGCTTATTCAGAACACCAGTGTTGGTTTGGCCTTGAACAGGAATATACTTTACTGACACCGGGCGGGTACCCGTATGGTTTTAAACATGCTCGCCGGTCGGACAATAAAATTATTCCCCAGGGCCCCTATTATTGTTCAGCTGGAACTGGTTTGGCAATTGGTCGAAAGGTGGCTGAAGCACATTTGGACGCTTGTTTGGTCGCGGGTCTTAAAATTTCTGGGATTAATGCTGAAGTAATGCCAGGACAATGGGAATTTCAAATTGGGCCAGCATCTGGCACTGAAAGTTCTGATCATTTGATTATTGCCCGATGGCTTCTTCACAGGATAGCGGAAGATCACGATATTGTTGTATCTTTTGATGGTAAGCCTGTTGGGGGTGACTGGAATGGTGCTGGATGTCACACCAACTTTTCCACAGCACTAATGAGAAAGTCTTATGCTGCTTGTATTGCTGCCTGTGAATCTTTGGCGAAAGACCCCAGCAAACATGTTGAAAACTATGGTGCAGGAATAAAAAAAAGGTTAACAGGGAACCACGAGACTTGCTCATATAAGGATTTTAAGTTTGGTGTGTCAGATCGCGGAGCTTCAGTTCGAATTCCTTGGCAAGTCCGAGAAGAGGGGCAGGGATATATCGAAGATCGAAGACCAAACGCAAATTGTGACCCTTACCTTGTAACAAAAACAATAATAAACACTGCTTGTGCCAATGAGCGTGAAAGCTTTGAGGTTGGAAACAAATATGTCCCGCCATACTAAACACAAAAAAGGAGATCAAGTGGAAGAACAAAAACAAGGGAAGCCCTGGAAAAAGAAAGGGCTTTTTAATTCTTTTGAGGAAGCTGATAAAAAGAGGAATGAGCTAGTTGTTGAACTGGGCCTCGAAAAACAAAGCAACAAGGGGCAAGATTTTCAGGTTAAAGTCAAGCGTTGTGGGACTGGCGGGAAACAGTTTATGGTTAAACTCCGCTATCTACCCTAGTTTCTTTTCTAGCCACTCCTCAATAATACCAAGCAAATCTGGCATTTTGGGTAAATCTGGAAGCTCGATCTTTGGAAGGTCGGGAAGTTCAGGCAAGCTTGGTAATACAATTCTATATATTTTTTCTGCCGGCGCACCAACATTCCTGTGATAAGCAATAGCGCGGTGAAAGAATTCCGAGATATCATCATGTGACGGCGAATACACAATAAAGGGAAATCTTAAGTCCATCATGCTCACTAGGCCAACTACTTCTCCCTCTTCGCTTAAAATGGCAGACCCTGAAGAACCTCCTGCGACGAACATTGTGTACATATCGTGTCCTGTTTCTTGATTCGTTCCATTAAAAATACCATCAATGATGATAGGGGCACCTCTATAGAGAATTCCTCGCGGAGCAGCAACATTCCAGATCCTTGAACCAGGAAGTAGTTTTCTTTTTGCCACTTTGATTGGAATCCGCTCTAAGTCGGGCGCGTATAATAGGCAAAGATCCTTATCGTTATCAACTTCAAGAACGTGCATCGTATAGGCCTTTTTTTCTTTTGTAACTCCGGAGAAGCCCAATTGCCAGGGATTGCCACCAGCAACTACCTTTGCGTATGCACTTGGATCACAAACATGACCAGCAGACATAACGTAAGAGCCCTTATAGCGTCCTTTACCGACAACAAAGCCGGATCCAGAGATAAATGGCCCACTCTTAATTTCACACGCTCCAGTTTCTTCATCACAGATTCTTACAGAAAGGTCCACTTCGACCTTCACAAAGGAAGCCCGTGGAACAGTCATGTTATTACTAGATGGAGCGGTAGGTCCGGGAGTCACACAGGAACAAGATAGGAAAATTAAACAGAGAAAAGGAGCTATCGCGAGTTTTAAGGATTTATACAACACATTTTTACCCTCCATTAGTAGATAGGCGATTTTTTTGTAAAGACTTCTAAAAATGCTGTTTTTGTAAATGTATATCTAATTATAAGCAGAGCGCACGACGCAGTTTCTCTTATGGCAAAAAAAATATATGTTCTTGACACAAGCGTTTGTCTAACTGACTTTAACGCTGTTAGGTCTTACGGAAACAATGACATTTTAATTCCCTTTAAAGTGCTTGATGAAATTGATAACCACAAGCAGAGACAAGATGGGGTTGGTGTTAATGCCCGCGGGTTTATTCGTTTTCTAGATTCGCTTCGCGAGCGAGGCAGTTTAGTGAAGGGGGTGAGGATTGAGCGCGGCAAGGGATTGCTGAGTGCAGCAAACTATGACCCGACACTTGCCCCAGAAGGGTTTAATATTAAAATTCCTGATAATCAAATTATTGTAACGGCGTTAACACAAATTGATCTTCAGAATAAAGCCGAGAGACCCAAAAAAGTGATTCTAGTATCCCGAGATATTAATATGCGGGTGAAGTGTGATTCAGTGGGGATTGTCGCTGAAGATTATGCTAAGGAACAAGTTGTATCTGATACAACCGATATTTACACGGGGTTTAAAACCGTTTTGGTAGATGATCAGATTATTGATCAGTTCTATGATGATGAAGAGATCCTATTGAACGAAGAGGGGAGAACATTTTATCCAAATGAGTTTGTAATGCTTGTGTCAAGCTCCAATGAGAAGAAAACTGCCATAGCTAGGTTTAAAAATAAGGCGACGACGCTCTTGAAGGTTCCTGAGTGTAATGGCGCCACGAAAAAAATACCTGCGTGGGGAGTTAAACCAAGAAACAAAGAACAGGGGTTTGCCCTTAACCTCTTGAGAGATTCCGAAGTTCCCGTAGTCTCGTTGATCGGAAAAGCGGGTAGTGGAAAGACGCTGCTGGCTTTAAGTGCTGGTTTGGAACAAGTGCTGGAGGGCAAAGGAAAATATAATCATCTTATTGTGTCACGCTCAGTTCAGCCAATGGGCAAGGATATCGGATTCCTCCCAGGTACGATGGAGGATAAGATGATGCCGTGGATTGCTCCAATACGAGACAATTTAAAATACCTTATGGGAAACGATAAGGGGACTTTGGACTCCTACATTGGTCAAGGCGTTATTGAGATTGAGGCTTTAACTTATATTCGTGGCCGCAGCATTCCAAATGCTTTTATCATCATCGATGAAGCACAAAACTTGACAACGCACGAATTAAAGACTATAATAACGAGAGTAGGAGAAGGAACTAAAATTGTTTTAACCGGAGACATAGAACAAATTGATAATGTGTATGTTGATGAAGTTTCGAACGGATTAACATATGCTGTCGAAAAATTTAAAGAATATGATCTTTCTGGTCATGTCACCTTAATTAAAGGTGAAAGGAGTAGGGTTGCCACGCTCGCTGCCAAAATATTATAATGAAGAGTCCATATATTTTGTGGGATGATCTTGAAATTCTAGGGGCCTCTTTTCCGAAATCTTCCTGGGGGAATAAGTCGGGGTGGGATATTGATGAAATGGCTTTCGTTAAAATCTATCTCCATGAAGATGAAGCTTCAAATATGGTGGCTACCATGCAGGCGATAAGGAAATTTAGAGAGACGGTAAAGACACCAGCAAACATACGTAAGACCTCTATCGTCGAAAAAAACAGAACAATTCTCTTTACTTCCATCCAAATTGAGTATACAATTGAGATAATTGCGAATAGTAGTGCTGTGAAGACATGGTACGATAACCTTATAGGATAGGAGAAAAAAATGGAAACAATTACCGAAGAGGAAGCGACTAACAATCCAACCCTTAAAGAGATGGTCGAACCAGATTCTGATTTAAAAAATATGATTGTAGAATATGTTGGAATTAATTCAGAAGAATTTATACACTACGGTGGCGAGAAGAACGAAGTTACTGTGCAGATGGTCGTAGAACTTTTTGCGAAGGAGTTTCCAGAATTTCTCATGGTCGTCGCAGAAGAAAATTGGATTCGAGGATATCATCAGGCGCTGGAAGACGTGGATTCCGGTCGCAGAGCAGAACTAGACGAAGGTACTGAGAATAAATTGACTGATGATGAGTGGGTAAAGGGGTATCATGAGCACCAACAGGAATTAAATTCAGATGTTGACAGCGAAGATGTTCAACCTTAAATCGTCCAAACAAGCAAAGAAAGAATTGGGAGAACACTCACTCTTTGGACGGGTGAACGTATATACACTCCAGCCACTCCCAGAACACATTGATCTTCAACACGTGATTGAAACAGTTGAAGAGAGGGTACCATCAGTTTTTTTTCATGATATTGATTCTATTTTTATTGGACACTTCAAAGAGTTTGATGAGAATGATTCAAACGCATTCTACTCTGATGGTGCTTTGTTCATCACAAATAAACAATCAACTGATGAGGATCTCCTCGACGATATCGTCCATGAAACTGCCCATGCAGTGGAAAGGATGTTTCCCGAGTACATCTATGATAGTGAGCTTGAAGCGGAATTCGTCGGCAAGAGAAAAAGACTATTTCAGCGTCTAAAGTCTGATGGCTGGGATGTTGATTTGGATGATTTTGTCCAAGTTGGCTTTTCAAAGGAGTTTGATGAGTTTCTTTATATGGGGGTGGGGTACCCGATTCTTTCCGCTCACACCACAGACCTTTTTAATTCTCCGTATGGAGCCACATCCATTCAGGAATACTGGGCTAATGGGTTTGAGGGATTCTTTGTAAGAAGTCCTCATCGAATTAAAAAAATTAGTCCACAGATTCATAACAAAATCACCACTCTTATAAACAAATACAGATAGAGTTTATCATGACACACATTTCGTTTAGTGAACTGAAGTACTGGGTAAAGTGCCCACATTATCACAAGGTTAACTATATTGATCGAGTAAGCACGTTTGAGGGCAACTTATTTACCGCCTTTGGAAAAGCAGTCCACCACGTGTGCGAAGAGGTAGTGCAGGGCAAAACCCCTCAAGGTGAAGCAGGGGAACTTTTCAAGCAGACTTTCCTTGACGAGGTTGAAAATCTCCCTGATCATGAAGAGTTGGATCAAGAATTATTTGAATCTATGATTCCACAGGGCGTAGAGCTGGCAGCACATGCAATCCCGGCCCTAAGAGAATATTTTGGAAAATTTGAACTTGTAGGGGTCGAGGATCGTCTCTATGAAGATATCGAAAAACGAGATTTAGATATCGAAGACAGAAAGTTTAAGGGCTTCATCGATCTTATTATTAAAACAGAAGATGGAACATATAATATCATTGATTGGAAAACCTGTGGTTGGGGTTGGGATGTCGAACGCCGAAGAGACAAGATGACCACATATCAGCTTACATTGTATAAGCACTTCTTCGCAAAAAAATATGATATTGATCCAAAAGATATTGAGACTTACTTTGCTCTTCTCAAGCGCACAGCCAAAAAAGATCAAGTTGAGATCTTTAGAGTTACGAGCGGACCAAAAAAAACAAATAATGCCCTTAACTTGCTTCATCAAGCTGTGTACAATATCGATAAGAAGAATTTCATTAAAAATCGGTTATCTTGCCGAGGTTGCGAATTATATAAAACAAAATACTGTACTTAGGTGATATATGAGTAAAAAAATTAAGATCCTCACGATTTCAGACCATCCGCTCTCTCCTTCCGGCGTCGGAACTCAAACAAAATATATGATTGAGGGCCTGTTAAAGACAGGCCGGTTCCAAGTTGTATCTCTCGGAGGGGCGGTCAAACACCAGAACTATCAGCCGATGAAAACCGAAGAGTGGGGTGATGACTGGACAATTTTTCCAATTGATGGGTATGGAAATGCAGAGATTGTCCGTTCGGTTTTAAGAAATGAGAAACCTGATATATTGTGGTTTATGACTGATCCACGATTTTTTGGATGGCTTTGGAAAATGGAGGACGAGATTCGTCCGTTGGTTCCCATGGTTTATTATCATGTCTGGGATAATTATCCTCCTCCGAAATTTAATCGCTTGGCATACGATTCAACGGATGTAATAGTAACTATTTCTAAGCTTACCGACGAGATTGTAAACATTGTTGCGAAAGAGGCTGAAGTGATTCACCTTCCTCACGCAGTCAACACAGAAATTTTTAAGAAAGTAGATTCTGAAACAATTGCCGAATTCAAGAATGAAAATTTAAAAAAGTTCAACAACTCAGAAAAGATGATATTTTTCTGGAACAATCGAAACGCGAGGCGCAAACAATCGGGAACTTTGATTTTTTGGTTTAAGGACTTTTTAGATCGAATTGGACACGACAAGGCAGCTTTGCTTATGCACACCGACCCAAAGGATATGCATGGACAAGATTTGGAGGCCATAGTTAATGAACTTGGGCTAAACCAGGGGCAAGTGATGTTTTCAAAAGATAAAATCTCAGCCGAAGGATTATCTTTATTGTATAATATGTCTGATTGCACAATTAATATATCTGATGCAGAAGGCTTCGGGCTCGCGACTCTTGAATCTCTTGCTTGTGAAATACCCATCATTGTTAACATGACAGGGGGCCTTCAAGAGCAGGCGACTGATGGAGAAAATTGGTTTGGGTTTGGTATTAGCCCTTCTTCTCGTGCAATAATTGGATCACAAGATATTCCCTGGATTTATGAAGATAGGATTAATGGCGATGAGTTCGTTGATACTCTGGAAAAGTTTTATAATCTCTCCGAAAAAGAGCGACACGAGATGGGAACGCAAGGTAGAGAACATGTTATAAAAAATTATAGTTTCGAACGCTACCAAACCGAATGGGATAGGGTTTTAACAGATGTATATGAAAAATATGGGTCTTGGGATTCTCGAAAGAATTATAAATCATGGAGATTGGAAGAGCTATGAGATTAAAAGCACTAATAAGGGGCCCTGCCTTAAGTCAAAGCGGGTATGGGGAACATGCAAGATTTGTATTGCGAGCACTAAAAAGTCGAGAAGACTTATTTGATATTTATCTTGAAAATTTGAGCTGGGGCCAGACAAGTTGGTTGTGGGAAGATACAGAAGAACGACAATGGATTGATTCTGTTTTGTTAAAGACTGTTCACCATCGCCAGCAGAAGGGAACGTTTGACATTTCTTTACAAGTCACCATCCCGAATGAATGGGAAAAGTTGGCTCCAATTAATATTGGCTGCACAGCCGGAATTGAAACAACAAAAATATCTCCAGAGTGGGTTCAAAAATCTTATCTTGTAGATAAAATCATTGTTGTTTCGAATTTTTCAAAACATGCTTTTGTGAATACTGTCTATAAAGCCACAAACCCCGAAACAGGCGAAGTTAGGGACATGGGTGCTAAAGGTCCGGTTGAAGTTGTAAATTATCCGTTTAGACCGTACATTCCTTCAAATATTGATTTTGATTTAAAATATGATTTTAATTTTCTTGTTGTAGCCCAAATTAGTCCTCGAAAGAATGTCGAGAATACAATCCGTTGGTTTATAGAAGAGTTCTACGATCAAGAGGTTGGTCTGCTGTTAAAGGTCAGCTCAGCAAGCAATTCTTATATTGATGCGAACACCACAAGAAATAGTATTAAAAATTTATTAGCAGACGCAAAATATTCTGAAAGAAAATGTGCAGTTCATCTCTTGCACGGGTATCTGAAAGATGATGAGATGTCTGCGCTGTATCAACATCCAAAAATTAAAGCATTAATAAATATTGCTCACGGAGAAGGGTTTGGTTTGCCGATGTTTGAGATGGCTGGATACGGGAAGCCTATTGTTACGCATCCGTGGGGCGGCCAAGCTGATTTTCTATACGCCCCAGAAAAAATAAAAGGCAAAAGAAAGAAGCAGATGGTGGCTAAATTCGCTGAAGTCGAGTTCACTGTGAATGTTATCCAAAAAAATGCTGTCTGGGCCGGTGTTTTACAGGAGGATTCTCAGTGGGCCTATGCTGACCAGGGAAGTTTCAAAATGAAGCTGCGCGATGTTCATAAAAAATATAGAATTTATGAAAATCGAGCGAAGGATTTGCAAGAATATATACGTAGTAAATTCACCGAAGGAAAAATGTGGGGACAATTTGTGGGGCACCTAGAGGAGTACGCCCCAGAAGAAGATTTTAATGTACAAGGCTGGCTCAACGAATTAAATGTAGAAGTTCATGAGTAGGCTTCTTTTCATTGATGACTTTTTTGCTGATCAGATAACTGGTGGCGCAGAATTAAATAATAAAGAACTCATAGACTTGCTAATTTCACGCTTGTGGGATGTGGTTCCACGGCAAAGTCATCTTGTACAGACTAAAGATATTCTTAATTCAGAACATATCATTATATCTAATTTTATTAACTTGAAGCCCAATCTTCGTAACCAAATTATTGAGAGTGGGGTTCCGTATATTGTATATGAGCATGATCACAAATATTTAAGAGGGAGAAACCCCGCAGCATATAAAGACTATATCGCTCCCCAAGAAGATATAATAAATTTTGAATTTTATAAAGAAGCATCTGCTGTTGTTTGTCAAACAAAATTTCATGCTGATATTGTTTCAAATAACTTGAAAACAGAAAATATTGTAAATTTAAGTGGAAACTTGTGGTCGCCCGATTCTCTTCAACTTTTAGAACAACTATCGACGAGAGAAAAACGAGATTGCAGTTCAATAATGAACTCTAATATTTCTCATAAAAATACTTTCGGGGCGATTAGATTTTGCAAAAAGAAGAATATGAAATATGATCTGATAGATCCAGCCCCACCCCAAAAGTTTTTAGAAAATTTATCTAGAAATAAAAATTTAGTGTTTTTTCCTCTCACGCCCGAAACCCTCTCCAGGGTGGTGGTTGAAGCCAGGATGATGGGAATGGCTGTTATGTCTAATAATCTAATCGGAGCAACAAAAGAGCCCTGGTTTAAAAAGAAGGGGAAAGAATTAATTCAATATTTTGTGGATCAAAGAGATACAATTCCCACGGTAATAGAAAATGCATTTTAAAATCATCACCCCCCTTTACAACGCCGAAGCGTGGATAACTGCTTGCCTGAGAAGTGTGAAGGTACAAGATTATGAAAATTTCCAATGTATCGTTCTAGATGACCTTTCCACAGATAATAGTGCTAAGATTATCAAAAAAGAGATTGAAGGGGATGAGAGATTCGTTTTCGTAGAAAATAAAGAAAAAGCCCTTGCTCTGAAAAACATTTATGATGGAATAGAGCTTTCAAACCCTGCTCCTGAAGATATTATCGTAACTCTCGATGGTGATGATTGGCTTGCGAATAAGCAAGTGTTATCCAAGCTTAAACAAGTTTATGAGGAGACCAACTGTTTGATAACATACGGTAGTTACGCTGAATACCCCAGCGGCCAGCGCGGAAAATTTGCAAAGCAGATTTCAGATCAAATCATTGCCAATAAGGCATTTCGACAAGCGCCTTGGTGTTCCTCTCATCTGAGAACGTTTAAATATAAGCTTTGGTCAAAAATCAAAAAGGAAGATCTTCAAGAAGAAGATGGTCGCTTTTGTGACGGAGCCTGGGATTTGGCTTTTATGTTTCCGATGCTAGAGATGGCTGGGACCAGAAGTTTTTATATAAAAGAGATTTTACACATTTATAACAGGGCCAATCCACTGAATGAGGACAAGGTTGATCATCGAAAATTATTAGATTCTGAAATGAGAATCCGCCATATGAAAAAATATAATTTGTTAGAAGAGATTTAAAGGAGGATTGGTAATGCAGCGAGTATTAATCACTGGCGGCGCGGGCTTTGTTGGCCATGCGTTAATAGAATATTTTTTGGAAAACACTAATTTTGAAGTTGTGTCGTTGGATAGATTAGACGTATCTGGGAACTTAAACCGTCTTGCGGATGTGGTCTCTCAAAATCCGGAATGGAAAAATCGCTTGACTGTTGTGTGGCATGACCTGAAGGCATTCCCGAATGATTACACAATTGATAAATTGGGAAAAGTTGATTATATCCTCCACCTCGCTGCCGGTTCCCATGTTGATAGAAGCGTGTTGTATCCGATGGAATTCGTTATGGACAACATTGTTGGCACTTGCAACCTTTTGGAATATGCGAGGCTACACTGCAAAGATTTAAAGTTGTTTTTATATTTTAGCACAGATGAGGTCTTTGGAGCTGCCCCCGAAGGAGTTGTTTTTGACGAAGATTCCAGGTTTCGTGCTGGAAATCCCTACGCCGCAACAAAAGCTGGTGCAGAGGAGTTGTGTGTGGCGTATGAAAACACGTATATGATGCCAATCATCATAACTCACACGATGAACGTATACGGACCTCGACAACATCCTGAAAAGTTTATTCCTCTAATAATCAAGAAGATTTTGAATGGGGAGACGGTCCAGATCCACTCCAATCCCGAGCTAACGAAAGCCAGCAGGCGTTGTTATCTGCATTCAAGAGATGTTTGCAGGGCTGTAATGTTTTTGATGGTTAACCACACCGTAGGGGAAAAATATAATATTGTCTACGATCAGGAGAGTGATAATTTAGATTTGGCAAAATCGGTAGCTGAAATAGTTGGAAAGCCACTAAAGTATAAACTAGTGGATCCAAAAAAGACGCGCCCACGACATGATTTTAGATACTCCCTGTGTGGGAAGAAGATGAAAAAGATGGGGTGGGCCCCGAAAACTAGTCTAAACGACGGACTCAAAGAAACAGTAGAGTGGTTTTTAAATAATCCAGAATGGAGATAAATACCATATTTGGAAAAAGTGAATAATGATTACAATACAATTGATGGGCGGCCTGGGGAACATGATGTTTCAGATTGCCACTGTGGTGGCTCTGGCTAAAGACCACGACGACAAACCAATTTTTGATACCACTACACATTACCTTCCCCCTCAATTTCTTGATAGAAAGTGTGGCAAGTACTTATCCAACATTTTTTCAAAAGTAGAGTTTTCTCGTGATTTACAAATTGAATGTACATACCGAGAACCAAATTTTTATTACGGGAAGCTCCCTTACAAAAAAAATATGTGTTTGTTGGGATATTTCCAATCAGAAAAATATTTTGTTCACAGGGCCGATGACATTAAAGCCCTGTTCGAGCCAACCGAAGAAATAAAACAGTATATTGATGAACAATATTCTCATATTCTAGAAGGAGAAACAATAGGAATACATGTTCGAAGGGGGGATTACACAAATCACCCAAACATACATCCAACGTGCTCTCCCCACTATTATCAAAAAGCATTAAGCATGTTTAAAGATGCTGATCAGTATGATATAGTGGTGTTTAGTGATGATGCCGAGTGGTGCAAAAACGAATTTGGATCATTGGCTCATGTGGTTGAGAATGAAGCCGATTATATTGATTTGTATCTTATGTCAATGTGTAAGCACAATATTATAGCTAATAGTAGTTTTTCTTGGTGGGCCGCGTGGTTAAATGCCAACACAGACAAGGTGGTGGTTGCTCCACAGCGGTGGTTTGGCCCCAGTGTGGCATATAACACCAAAGACCTTTATTGTGCAGGGTGGGAGATAATATAATGGAATTTCAAAGATGGTTTGCAGACAAGGGAGACTTAGTTCACCGATTAAATTATAATTTAAATAAAGATAGCGTTGTTTTTGATGTTGGTGGTTACCGTGGCGATTTTGCTGCTCAAATAAATCAAAGATATGGCTGCAAGGTTTATGTTTTTGAACCTGTGGAAAAATTTTATGAATCAATTGTAAGCCGGTTTGCGAACAATCCGAATATTGTGGTTTGTGATTATGGTCTTGCAGAAAGAGACCAGGATCAGGAAATTAGTGTCGATGGTGATGCATCGAGTATTTATAAGCGCGCACAAAAAATGGAAGTTATTCAACTACGAGAGATTGGAAAAGTTATGCAAGAGTTGTCCATAGACAATATAGATCTTATTAAAATTAATATTGAGGGAGGGGAATTCCCTCTCCTATCTCATTGCATAGAAAGTGAGTTAACCTCTAAAATGAAAAATATCCAAGTGCAATTTCATTCTTTTGTTGAGGATGCCTTGGTAAAGAGACATAAAATTCGCCAAAATTTAAAGGAAACTCATTCGATTACTTATGATTATGCTTTTGTGTGGGAAAATTGGTACTTGAAGGGGCGCCAGGAATGAATTTCACGAAAGTCTATAAAAACAAAGATTATATTTTTATTCCCAAAGAAGAGTCTCAAGTTTTGTTGGTTTCTTTTGCTCCACACGGACTGCACGATAAAAATGGTATCATACGAGATAAAGGTCATCAGTTTTTTAAGCTTAATACTTTAAGCAAAAATCCTGAGTCTAATTTATTGTTTATTAACAACAAAAATAATTGGTATCTAGAGAAGGATCAAGGAAAAGAATACCAAGAGTTACTGCAGCCTTACGTCTCTAAGTTCGGCGCCCCCAATGTTACTTTTTTTGGGTCATCGATGGGCGCCTACGGGTCGATATATCATGCTATATTATTAGGTGCGAACGCAATCGCAGTTAATCCTCAGATAAGTACTGGTGAGTGTATGAAGCACGGGAAACCACACCCAATTCACAACTCTTTGTATAATTCTCTGGCCCGCCAGGACCCGTTGGTAGAAATAGACGAGATATATCAGAGGATGCACCGCGATATTCAGTCTGCCATTTATTTGATGATAGGAGATAGTGCACTTGATCGTGGAAATCTATCTTGTTTTCTTAATATTATCCCTAAAAATATAAAATATATTATTGAGAAATTAAAATATTCATCTCATGATTATTACATTCATAATAATAAAGATCTCTATGATAGAGTAAAGATTTTACGCCACCTGCGAGATTTGACTACCTCCTATAATCGAGGTTCATGATGATTAGGGTTGCATTTTGTTGTCCGTGGGGGATGAGTGGTTCAAGATTATTGAGCGGCCTTAAAAGATCAACCCCAAGCGGCGATGGTATATGGGAAAATCTAATTGGCGTCGCTGACCCATATGACGCGGATTGGCTCATTGCGATTGAAGATGCGGACTCCAATATCGACATGTCGAGAATTAATCAAAATAAGATTATTTTATGCGGGAGAGAACCGCCCTGGATAGGAGGGTGTAATTGGGATAGGTATTCGACTCCATATAAATTCAAACATAGTTTGGGAAACTCTTATTTGTTTGGCGTGTGTTCTTTCCCCCTCTCTTATCGAGAATTGCAGGATATAAAGTGGAAGCCAAGAACAAAGAAAATTTGTACTATAACATCCAACAAAAGAATATGCACAGGCCACCACGAGAGACTTCGATTTATTAAGGAGTTTTGTAGTAAGCATCCTGGCGTTTTAGATGTTTACGGCGTGGGAATGGTGAACGAGGGCTTGGGGGACGATTATAAAGGGGTTTCTACGTTTGGGGATATACAAAAATTGGAGTGGTTATCACAATATGAATACGCACTGTGTATTGAAAATGGCCAATTAAATGGCTACTTTACAGAGAAGATAACCGACGCACTCATGGCGCACACAGTGCCGATTTACTGGGGAGCCCCAGATATTGATAAGTATTTTTCGTCTCAATCGTTTTATAATTTAGATATAAAAAGCCCCGATGCTTGTGAAGACCTTCTGAAAATAATTTCAAACTCAGTTAATGAAGAGGTTGTTAACGGTATTGTTGATTCGAGAATTAGGATTCTGACTCAATACAACTGGTGGCCAAGCATTAAAAGAATTATTGATACGGGGAGGGTATTATAAATGAAAAAGTTTTATTTTATAGGCGACAGTCATGCACTGGGAATATCAGGGAATGATGGACAACACTTTTTACCTGATGGGACAGTTAATCCAAATCGAAGGTATAACTGGTTTGATGTTAGGTATGGTCACCCTCAGACTCGGTGGCATAAGCACAAAGACTATGAATTGTATTGTTGGCGCGTAGACGCCGGTTTGGCACATACCCTATGTGATAAAGCCCAAACAAGTTTATTGCCAAAGCTAAAAAATGTTTCTTTGGATTCTAATGTTTGTTTATCTTATGGAGAAATTGATTGCCGCGCCCACATCAAGAAACAAGCAGAAAAACAAAATGTATCTGTAAATAGAATTATTGAGAGTGTTGTTGAGCGATATTTGCTTGTTTATGAGGAAATAAAAAGACTCGGATATAAGAATTTATTTACGATGGACATTTCTTGTGGCACTGATGGAGGCTACGAAGGCACTTGTTTTGTTCCTTCGTGTGAGGCCCCTTCACGTGGGCTGGAAATAACTGGAAAGTTTAATAAAATTTTAAAAGAGCAATCTATGGCGAAGGGGTTTCGTCATATAGAAACCTTTGAGAAGATCACGAGTACCATGCATGAAAAAAACTATTGGTATGATACAATTCATTTGTTATCTGAATCTTTGGTGCCCATAGTGCTAGAAGAATTAAAAAGACTTGGAGGGTACGAATGAAAAAGACACTGTATGATTATAACGATAAGCACGCCGGGGAGACCATCTACATATTGGGGTCTGCCCCCTCCCTCAAAAGTTTAACGCGAGATGAGTTAGAATTTCTAGAAAATAAAACCACGATTGGAGTGAATTATACCTATGAAGGTATTAATAGCTTATCATATGCTATTTCCGCTCATATATCACCTGCTGTTTATTTATTTGAACATACACGAAAAGAGTTGCCCTTGTTCGTAGCCTTCAACAAAGGTGAGAAAAGGCGAGCCTTCTCATATATGAAGGACTTTTTTTGGGATGACGAAAAAATTGTTATTTTTTCTTCTGATCCTCCATCGTCGCCTCTTTATAAAAAACAAAATGAAAGTGACATTTCGCTTAGGGGCAACACCAGCGTGTTACTGTTGGCAACTCATCTCGCCTATATCATGGGTGCTGCCCAAATTGTTTATATTGGGTTTGAAGAAAAATATAATACTCATTTTTGGAATGGGAATGATGATTTGGAAGACAAGATGCAAAAAAATATAAGAAGCATCTTAGAGAGTAGAAAATACTGGAATGAATATTGTTATGATCGCAACGACATGTGGGCCAAGGCTCACAACGTGCATAAAGAGTTTGAATATATTCTGGGAAAAGTTCCTGGGTTTGAGGGCAAGTTCGGCACCTCTAGGGAAGTTGGCAAACGTTTTTGGGGCGGCCACCTCCCGCCGGCATCGGCAAATATTAGAAATTTTAGTTATTATGTGACAAGCTTGAATAACGCGGGGATAAAAACCTGCACCTTATCAAGCGGGGGAATTACTGTCGAATCTGGTTGTAAAATAATAGAAACGGTGTTATAGTGGAGTCTAACAGAAAAATAGTTGGCATAGTCGTTGGTCGTATGAACTCTACGCGGTTTCCGGGAAAAATGGAACAATTGTTGTGCGGGATACCGCTATTGCAATTCGTAATAAACAGGGCGGAAAAAGCACTCCACCCGTGGCCAGTGATTGTTGCCACAAGTATAAATTCACCAGATGATAGAATTAATGATATTGCGGATAGAAATAACGTAGAGTGTTTTCGAGGCGACTTACTTGATGTTGCTGGTAGAGTACTGAACTGCGCATTAAAATATAATGCAGATTACTTTGTTAGGCTAAATGCTGATTCACCAATGATTGATCTGCAACTTATTTCTAGAGGACTGCAAATATGTCAGAACACTGATTACGATTTAATTACAAACATTCATGAAAGAAGTTACCCATATGGAATATCGATGGAGATTATCAAAACATCTAGTTTTAAAACTGCTTATTCAAAAATGAATGAAATTCAGAGAGAGCATGTTACAAGCTATTTGTATCAAAACAGTGATAAATTTAATTTGTTAAATATAAAGAGCGAAATAGAATTCAACAAAGATTTGGGGTTCACTGTTGACTTCCCCCTGGATCTAGAAAAACTCAATAAGCTGCTAGACAACGATACATCAAAAACGTGGAGAGATTTTGTATGAATATTTTTTGCATACGGCCAAAGGGATTCAATATTGGTAATGACGTAATTCACCTTGGTCTAAATCATTTTATAAAGAGGGCCTTCGGACAAAATATTAATGTTATTTCACTCCCAGCAACGGGCAAGTATGAGAATCAAAGAAAATCGGGGCTAAGTGCTCAGACCGTTTATGAAATTAACCAATTTGGAGATGGCGTTATTGTAGGCGGCGGCAATCTTTACGAAAATGGTGAGCTAGAAGTTGATTCTACGGCTTTATCGGCGTTAGAAAAACCTATGATGATTTTTAGCGTGTCGAGGGGGAAGATTTATAATCAAAAACTTGACTTTGTAGACAGGACTGACGTAATGCCAAGTGAAAAGATTGCTTTGATAAACAATAGAGCCGATATCTCCCTGTCAAGAGACAAGGCAACAAAAGAATATATAGATTCTATAGGCTGTAACAACATACTGGGCGGCTGCCCTACCTTGTTTATTAATGAAATTCTCCAGCACTTGGTACCAATAACGGAAGCAAATAAGACCGATGCTTTAATTTCTATTCGAACTCCCTCTCTTATGAGTATACCGGTGAATTATCAATATGAGCTAAGAAACCAACTAGTTGATATGATTGAGCTGTTGAAAAAAAAGGGATATGCGAATGTAAAATTTTTATGTCACGATCATAGAGATATACCGTTTGCAGCTTCGTTTGCGGAGATGGATTACCTGTATACGGAGGATGTGTACGCGTACTTAACATATTTGAGAAGCACTAGGTTGAGTGTGTCTTTTCGCTTACATTCATTTATTCCTTGCATCTCTTATGATGTCCCGGCCATTAAAATTAGTTATGATCAAAGGGCCATAAGTATGGTGGATACCCTGGGAATGGATGAGTGGAATATTGATTTGCTTAAACAAGAATTATTGCCAGCGGTCGAGGATAGAATCAATAGGCTAGGAGAGCTGAAGGAGATAAAGCAGGAACTTTGTAAATCTACGTGGGCTGATTTAAGAAATACAATGACATACAACTCAGAAAAATTTGCAAGATTGGTGATAGATTCAAAATGTTAAAAAGGGAAGATATTCATATAATAGCTGAGGCTGGCACCAACAACAATGGGGATTTACAAAAAGCTAAAAATTTAGCAAGAATTGCAAATGTGGCTGGCGCTGATTCTGTAAAATTTCAAATTATTAATCCATGGGGTTTATATCTTCCTGGAAACTATGAGTATGGCCATTACGATATCGAGGAAGTTTTAAAAATCAGAGAGCGCGGCCAAATGGAAGATTTTGAGTATGCTGAATTGGCAGCACATTGTAGGGAAATTGATATTGCGTTTAGTGCATCTGTGTTTGATGTTGATGGGCTTGATTTATTGATGGAGTTTAATCCACCATATATAAAAATAGCTTCTTGCGACCTAAATCATACAAGCTTGATAAGAGAGGTCGCAACTCGTAATATTAAAATGATTATATCGACGGGAATGTCAACGATTGAGGATGTCAGAAAAACGGTTAATGAGCTGTCGAAGCTTAATTTTGACAATTTTGTGTTATTGCATTGTGTGTCAGCGTACCCAGCCACCCTTGATCAAGCCAACCTAAAGTATATAAAAACTTTAAAAAATGAATTTGAGGTGGAAGTTGGATTTTCTGACCACACGGGTGATAGTATAGCGGCTTGCTTGGCCCTGCAGATGGGGGCGACGTGGTTTGAAAAACATTTTACAGAAGACAAATCCCAGCCGGGGCTAGATCATGCCTATGCGATGGAAAAAGATGAATTAATTAAATATATTCAAGATATTACAATGACGCTTGAGGCCCTCCGAGACGAAAAAAAAGAACTTTCTGAGGCTGAATTATATACTCGCAAAAGAGCGCGACGCTCGTTATATGCTTCAAAAGATTTGCCCAGGGGGCATGTAATCGAATCCGGAGATATTTTAGTGGTCCGACCTGAAGGAGAAATGAATGCCGATGAGATTGATTTTGTGATAGGAAAAAAAGTAAATGTAAATGTAAAAAAACACACGGGAATTACCAAGAAATATTTACAGTGAACGATGAACTTTTCTTTTATAATAAAGGCGTCTACTGAAATTGGTTATGGACATTTAATCAGAAGTAAGACGCTCGCAAGCTCTATTCAGGAATTAAAACACGAGAGTGATCGTGTCTTTTACTACGTAATCGGGAATAAAACATTAGATGGTTTGTTATTTAATGTGTGTTTCAATTATAAGATATTTAAATCGGAAGAAGAGCTGTTCTCTCAGAGAGAGAAGCTTTTTTTAGATGGTATAGTTATTTTTGATTTATTATCCGTGGGAGATAAATTATTCAATTTGGCGAACTCGTCAAGTTGTATTGTTTCGCTTTCTCCATTCTTTAATCATATGGATAAGGTTGAGACAATTTTTCATAGAACCAAATACCACAATTATTTATTCAATAAAAAAACGACAGTTCATAAGGGTCTTGAGTACGCTTTAATCCAAGAAGGTTGTGAGCAAATAGATACGGCTTCATACAAAAAATACTTGAATGAAGACCGGATGTCCATTGCTGTATCAATGGGGGGTGGAGACGCAGCCAACAAAACCTTAAAAGTGATTAAACAGCTTAACAAGTTGAAGAACAAATATGTTGTTTGGATCATGTTGGGGCACGGCTATAAACATTCATATGACGAACTAATAGAGGAAACGAAAAAATCTTATCATGAAATAATATTAGCTAAGACCAATTCTTCAATGTGGAAGATTTTAAGTCTTAACTCGCTTCTTATATTGCCCGGTGGTATTACAACATATGAATCTGTATATGCTGGTTTACCCACAATTAACTTTGTCGAAAACCCATCTCAAAGGTTTTTAATTCAGGAGTTGGTAGAGAACAATCTGTGTGATAAGGTTAATAATATAGACTCTGAAGAACTAACAGAAAAAATAGAATATTATAATAAGAATAGAAGAGAATTATTTATAATGCACTTGAACTCTAAAGGGGTCATAGATGGCTTGGCATCAAATAGAATATACGAAATAATGATAAAAGGGCGGTGCCACTATGGTAGGAATTGTTGATTGTGGTCCCGGTAATTTTGTTTTTGTGTTTAATACAACCCTACAAGCTGATATAATAAAATGACACGATGGGCGGGGTGATAAATTGAATTTTTTAAAAAGATTTGACAAAAGTAATATACCTTCTTTGAGCTTGGCAAACGGGATGAAGGAAAGGGCTGAGTCAAGTGGGGATAAAATAGAGATATTAAAACGAATAAGCAAAATGTATCAAAGGCTTAAAGCCGACAGCAAAAATATAAACGAATTGTATGTTGCGGGCGGCGAGTGGGACAATTATATAGCAGAGCGCCATTCTTTCTATAATGATTTGCTTGAAGATAACTATGATAGAATTTATGAAACTTTGTCGAATTTTTGGAGAAATGATCTAAGTCCGATTGTAAAGGAGTACGCCAAATATGATCAAATCATTAATGATGAAGTTGAGTTTGTTGAGAGGTTTGTAAATCGAGTTTCAAAAAATTATTTAATATGGAAGGAGCTGTTCGACCTCGATGTAAAAGATTTGCGAGTACCCGATGTTGGCAATCATTGGGGTCTTGAGATAGAAGGAGAAGTGGTAGTCCCGAAAGCCACTCGTTATCATACTCACGGCCAACAAGTAAAGAATTTAACTAAAGATATTTCTCATCCGATATTTGCAGAAATTGGTGCCGGTTATTGTGGCTTGGCGTATTATATGCTCAAGGAAATACCGGGCCTTACTTATATAGATTTTGATCTGCCAGAAATGTTGGTGATTGGTGCGTATTACATTATGTCTGCCGCCCCAGATAAGAAGGTATTATTGTATGGAGAGTATGACAATGTGGCAGAAATAAATCTAGATGATTATGATTGTTTGTTCTTGCCGAATTTTGAATTGCCGAATTTTCCCAATCAAGCGGTGGATGTATTTTACAATAGCTTCAGTTTATCCGAAATGCCGAAATCAACATCTACAGAATATATTAAGTGCATAGAAAAGATATGTAGGCTGTATTTTTTGCATAACAATATGGACAGAAAGGGGGTAATAAATAGAGGCTTCGAAAGAACTCCAGCTTCCGAATATCAGATAAACGAAAGTGCATTCAAGCTTATTTATAAACAATTTGATTTGTTTCATGGCCATGACGGAGATTATAAAGAATTTCTTTATCAACGAATTGGCAAAGAATTTCTTTAATTTTGGAGTAAAAGGATTTCAATGGAGGGCGACATGACGAGGTTACATCTAGGCTGCGGCGAGAAAATAATTCCAGGATTTATAAATATTGATATTTTGAGTGATAAGGAAGGGGTTCTAATCGACGATGTCTCTAAGCTTGACAAGATCGATAATGATTCTGTAAGTTTAATTTATGGTTGTCATGTTCTCGAACACTTCGGGAGAAATGAGTATAAGGAAGTCCTTCAGTGTTGGTATTCTAAACTAAGGTCCGGAGGGAAAATAAGAATATCAGTTCCAAACTTCGAAGCGGTCAATCAGTGGTATCAGGAAAATAAGAATGTTGAAGATATTATGGGGCTCGTTGTCGGTGGCCAAAGAAATATCTATGATTATCATAAAGTGATTTTTGATTTTAAAAGCTTGTCTAAAGCATTGAAAGGTGTCGGTTTTAAAGAAATCAAACATTACGACTGGCGCGAAACCAAACATTCGCATATTGATGATTATAGCCAAGCATATTTGCCACACCTGGACAAGGAGAGTGGCAAACTTATGAGCTTAAATTTGGAGGCAATAAAATAATGAAAAATATTATATGGGTAGGCACTCCGAAATGTGCCTGGAGCAGTATGCGAATATGCCTTTCGGAACAGGCGAAGAAACACGAGAAGAAGGGCAAGCATCAGATTCTTACATTTGATGACTGCCACTTATACTTGATTCTTAATGGTACCGTCGAGCTGTTTAAAAGAAGTCATTTAGAAATATTTAATAATTCTTGGAAATATACCTTTGTAAGAAACCCCTGGGATCGTCTGCTTTCCGCTTATATGTTTGTAACGGGTAAAAAATATGTATTGACTAAAAACTGGATTAACAGAGATAAATTTTCTTCATTTGAAATGTTTGTAAAACATAAACCATTCTTTGGACACAGCGGACCAGTGGTGGCACACATGCGTCCCATGTATGATCTCTTTAGAGATAGAAACAATTCATGCGATTATTTTGATTTTATTGGCCAATTTGAAAATTTGCAAAAAGATTTTGATTTTATATCTGACAAGATAGGAATTCCCCGTAGTCAACTTCCACACTATCTTAGAACCGAACACAAGCCATATTGGGAATATTATAATGATGAACTGCAAGAGATTGTAGCACAACACTATAAAAAAGATATTGAATATTTTGGATACAAATTTAGAGAAGAATAAAGTATGAAAGAGCTACCAGATAAATGCATTGTCACGGGCGGAACAGGGATGGTTGGCCACGCAATGAAAAGAGCCCTGCCAGACGCATCTTACCCAGACCGATCCTACTTGGGACTAATACTGGGCCCTCCTTGGAGAGAAACTCACCTAAAGGATAAGAACATAATTCATCTTGCAGCAAAGGTGGGAGGTCTTCAAGCTAATTTGAATAGCGTGGGTGATTTTTATTTTGAGAATCACAAACTGAATCAACGACTCTTAGAGTCGGCAAAGATGGCAGGATCGAAAAAGGTAGTTTCACTTTTATCAACTTGTATTTATCCCGATGCTCAATATATAACTTACCCACTGACCGAAGATCAACTTCATTTGGGTCCCCCTCACCACTCTAATTTTGGATATGCATATGCCAAGAGAATGGTTGATGTGATGTCTCGTGCATATCGTCAGCAATATGGCTGTAATTTTATCACAGCAATTCCAAACAACCTTTATGGCGAAAATGATAATTTTGATCTAGAAAATAGTCACGTCATTCCAGCCTTAATGCGTAAAATCTGGGAGGCAAAAATAAACGAAAAGCCATCGGTAGAGTGCTGGGGGGATGGTTCTCCTTTGAGAGAATTTACTTATTCTGAAGATATAGCAAAAATTTTATTATTCTTGTTGGAAGAGTATGAGGAAGAGCACCCCGTAAATATTGGAAATACGGAAGAACACTCGATTAAACAAGTTGTTGAAATATTGTGTGATCTTTTGGAATATGGTGGAAAAATAGTGTGGAACACGGCAAAACCATCGGGGCAATTCAGGAAACCAAGCAGCAACCAAAAGTTGTTGAATCTTGGCTGGAAAGAAGAATGGTACACTCCTTTGAGAATTGGCTTAAAAAAAACCTGTGAATGGTTTAAGATTAGCTATCCAAAGGTTAGGGGCATAAATTGAAAACAGCATTAATATCGGGGATTACTGGGCAAGATGGTTCTTATCTGGCAGAGTTATTGCTTGATAAGGGATATCGTGTTGT